TAGAACCGTGCGGGGTTCGTTGATGTCTCTATCCATTTGTGCATAACTTCTTCCGGGGTCTTCATCCGTGATTTTGCATCCATAATTCGAGGTTCTTCTCGGCGGATTGAAACCGCCACCCCCCCCGGTAAACCGAACAGATTCAGCCAGATCGTCATGTTGTCTTCCGCTGTCAGATCCTTCCAAATCAGTTCGCGATATTGATCCAGAGGTTGATGTTGAACTCTGCTGACTTGTCTCTCCACCCCCCCTACAGGAGGCTTATTTAGGTTCTTCAAGGCTTCTTCTGTGGCTGGATGGGTCTTAAGCATCTTATCGAATGCTCTGATATACAGTTCCTTGTATCTTGGCCATCTTTCGAAATCTCGTTCCATTCCCTTCTTGCCTTTAAGGGGACAGCCGATGCACCCAAGCCTTGTAAATCCCTCGTCATACAGACAGCAGTGCGGAACCTTGACAATATAATTTAAGAATTCCCAAACCTCATCGTCATCCCAATCAATAATCGGATTTAACGTGGTTCTTCTCTTCTGATAACAATATTCGACCGTCTTTCTGGTCTCCTCGTTATCATCGTTAAATATTACCCCCCCCCCGACTATTTAACTTGGCTGCCGGATTATTCTGGAGTGAATCATTGATTATCTTCTTCGATGTCGTGATGATGTTTACCACCCCGTGAAGGTTCTTCCGTCTGGCACTCTCTGCCCATCTGACTCCTGTCAAAGTGACTCTTCCTTTGCCGTGCTGTTCTTTTAAGACCTCACAGCAATACCGAAACTTTCTTGTGGGAGGGATGCCTCTGTCTGCGATCAATTCCCACATAGAGGTTCTTTTCCCTTTGTCGGTCGGATACTCCCATATCACATCCGGGTAGTTTTCCTTGACGAACCTCATCAATTCTGGAGGGTCCACTGTCGTTACTGAATAATGGGCATCAAAGGCAACATTTGCCATCTTGCAGAGATGATAAACGCACTGTGAATCCTTTCCGCCAGAGAAGGCTAAGTAATAACCATCTTCCGGCTCGAAGCTTTGAAGTCTCTTGATGGCTACATCCACCTTGGTCTGACCCCACATATTTACTTGTCCTAAACTCATTTCTTTTCCTCACGCTATGTTGGCTGATACTATTTCTCTCGCCATTATCGGAACAACGCTGTTCCCGATCCTTGCCACCTGTTTGCTTTTGGGATACGCTTTCCCTGTGTAATCATGGTCAATGATGTAACTTTTCGGAAATCCCTGGCATAACGTATCCGGGTGATTTGTTTTGTACATGAGAATCGCATCAGGATCATGATTAACAGCAATGTCTACAGGTCTTCCGATTGCCTGTTCTACTCCGGTCGAGGCTCCTCCGCCACCGGCAAAGAAATCAATTACAAGCCCCTTATCCAGGGAAAACTGTTCCATCGTCATTTGTTTCCCTCGATCATCAGAGTTTTCGGCTTTCTCTCTGACTTGTAGTTGTCCATGAATTCCTTCCTCGCCCATTTGTCGTTTGGCATCTGGCAGATTGCCCGGAAGCCACCCATGGCTCTTACTGCGCTCAAAGTGGAAGGAGACATTTCCTTTTCCGCTTCCTTTGCGTTGTAGTAACCGTATTTCCTTACTAATTCCTGCACCTTTTCCCACTCATCGTTTGGATGCATGGCCTCTTTTATCTCAGCCACACTCGGCATCTTCGGTGATGTGGTACAGATTTGCATGACCGCCTTCCGAAAGTCATCGAAATCTTCTTTCCTGAAGAAGGTGTACCATGCCCTAACGGTGGATTCCTCGAACCGCTTCCCGTACACTTCCCCTAAGAAGGTCATGCCTCTTAAAAATTCCTCCTCTTTCATTGTCCCTCCAACAGATTCGCAAACTTTGTCAACTCGCCGATGAAGGCCAGCCTCACCGTTCCTGTTGATCCGTTCCTTTGCTTGGCGATTATTACTTCAGCCACCCCTATGTCTTGAGAATCAGGGTTGTAATATTCATCTCGGTAAAGGAACATGACCAGATCCGCATCCTGCTCGATTGCCCCTGATTCTCTTAAGTCCGCAAGCATCGGTCTTTTGTCTGACCGTCCCTCAAGGCCTCGTGACAGCTGACTTAACGCAATGACCGGACATTCCAAATCCTTCGCCATCCCCTTCAGGTTTCGTGATATCTCAGATATCTCCAGCTGTCTGCTCTCGGCATTGCCTACCACTAACTGAAGGTAATCCACCAAGACCAGGTCAAGGCCGTGCCTCTGCTTTATCTGCTTGGCAGCTGTCTTGATGTCATTCACCGTCAGGCCGGACCTGTCATCGATGAAGATGTTCGTTCGGTCAAATAATCCAATGGCTTCAGCGACCGCCTTCCAATCATCATCGTCTAACTGACCTGTCCTTAACTTGGAAGACTCGACCCCGGAAAGATTCGACAGGATTCTCTTTACCAATGATTCCGCTGACATCTCCAGAGAGAACACCAGACAAGTCTTGTCCTTCATCATCGAGGCATACTGAACGATGTTTAAACCAAAGGCTGATTTGCCCATCGCCGGTCTTGCTCCGACTATTATCAGTTCTCCGGGATGGAAGCCGGCTGTCTTCTTGTCAAGGTCTGTAAAGCCGGAAGGGATGCCTGTGATGTCTCCACCATTCTTACTCAATGTCTCAATCTCATCAGTGACATCGAATAATACTTCCCTTACGTTCTTGGGGCCTCTCTCGTCTCTGTTCATCTCAGAGAAGGTTTCGTCAGCTGCCTTGGAGACTTCCTCGATCTCGCTCCCTTTTCTGATGGCCTCTTTTATCTCGTCTGCCAGTTTGTCAGCTTTGCGGTAATCTGACAGTTTCTTGACCACCTTCACTTCGTCTCTGATTCCGACCGAAGTGGTGATGTGGTCGGTCAGTTCCATGATGAAGCTTAGATCCACAGGGACTTTGTCTTTTAGCTGGTCAGCCAGGGTGACCGCAGTGACCGTCTTCCCCTCTTTCACCAATTCAGAGATGCCTCGGAAGGTCTCCTTATAGGTGACATCAAAGAAGTCATCTGGTGTAAGCTTACCCGCCACATAGTCAGCAATCTCTGGTGCAAATAAGATTTTCCCAAGTATGGTGCGTTCAGCACCTTTATCATAAAGTTCCATCGTCAAAGTCTGAGAAGTCCATGTCCCTTGCTATCTCTTTGGTGGTGATGTCTACCTTCTGGTTAAGGTATCCTTCAAACTTAGTACCAAAAAGAGTTTCTGGTCTGAGATACTTCTCCATATCTGTTCCTTTCCATTCGAAAGTTTTCTTTCGTATAACAGTTATAAAATCTATAAAGACAAATCCTTCATTAAACCTTGCTCTTATATCCTTCTGTGTCTTCTTTGTAGTAGACTTGAAGTTTGTTCCAGCAGCTTTGTTTAGAAAGTCGATAATCTCTGCGTATGGGATACGCTGTCGAGTCTGCTCGACTAAAGGTTTGTCTTCTTTATTTAATTCTTCAGTACTTCTTTCTTCAGTACTTTGTTGTATAGGATTTTCTACAGGTTGAACTTCAAGAGGTTGAACTTCAAGCGATAGATTTTCTATACCTTGTTTTTTACCCTCTTGTTTCTGTTGTCGAGGCATCTCGTATATGTCGTACACGTACTCGATTCTTCCGCTGTTTGAGCGGTCTGGAAAGAGTTTTGTGACCACCAGATAGCCACACTGTTTTAACTCTTCAAGAGTGCTTTTTATTGCAGAAATGTTCTCTTTGTTGATAGCAACAAGACCGTTTATGGTGTAATCCCAATCGTCTGGGAGGGAGAGCATCTGGGAGAGAAGACCCTTTGCTTTCAGCGATATGTTTTTGTCTCTCAGATGGTAGTTGCTCATTACCGTATAGTTCTTGGTCTTGTTTACTCGAATGACACTCATTGCCACCTTCTTTCTAACTCCTTTTCACTTTTTTACACACCTGTGGTATAATCAACGCTTGTCCAATTTGTAGGTCATGTACCTGACCGTCTCGCCGTACCTGTTCTTCGTCTTGACCGGAATCCTTCGAAAGGTAAAGTATCCTCTGCTCTCGATCTCTCCGATTCTGGTGGAGAGTTTCGTGATTCCAAGAAGATTCCATGCTTCCATAGGAGAGATGGTCTCATGCGTCTGAAGGTACTCGATGATCCTTGTCTTCTGTCCCATTATTTTTCTCCCATCAGCACTGCACCGATCAATGAACCGATGGCAACACCGATTATCATTCCAAATATGAATTGCATTCCTCGATCTCCATTATCACTTTGAAGTCATCACCGTAGGCGAAATCATCCGTAAAGCCTGTTACCATTCGCCTGTTGTCATCCTTCAGATATCCAAAGTGGACCATCGCATCCAGAACGAATTTCTTTCCAAAGGCGATATTGTCCAGGTCTCGCCGTTTGTTTCCCTCTATCCAGAGGAAGTGGATCTTTATAGGCTTGTCGAACTTTGGAAGACCGTGGAGGTAAAAGGCTATGTGCTGTTCCGTGTTTGACTTCATCTTGGCACCGGCATATTTGTTTGTCCGGCAGGCCTTCGTGTAGTCATTCAGTGACGGCAGCTTCAAAGGTATTTCTACTCTCATGTACCCTTCTTTCCTTTTACCCACTTGGGGTTGCCCGGTCTTGGGGGTCCCATTCTCATCCACTCTTTTGGTATCTCAGCCTGGAGATATCCGTCTCTCTCCGGTGTTGCGAAGAAGATGACCTTCTCCGGGTACTTCCTCGCCCATTTTCTCAACCGGAAGATTCTCTTAGGGTCAACCAGTATGACCATAAGCCTGTCTGCGTCATTGCTCCACTCTATGGAGTTGTTATCAATTAACACGTTTCCTCGCTTTCACATTTGCCCATCAGAGCGATTCCAAGATAAAAGATGAGGAAATACCCATCTGATAATCAAAATCGATTCTGGGGCATTTTAGAGGCCTTATAAGTAATTCTTCCCAAATATCTGAAGAAAACTCAGATGAGGGTATTTTTCCTCAAAGGCCTGCTGACCAATCTTTTTCAAGTGGAGATCCATCT